CAGCCGAGATACTCTCTGGCATAGTAAACGCATTTAGAGCAGCAGGGGGAGATGCTCAAGCAGCCGGTAGCCTTGCTCGTGGTGTAGCCCTTAAAGCGTTCTCAAAGATGAGACAAGCGGCGGGTGATCGAGCTAACTACCTACGTAAAGCATTTGATGATATTGACGAGATAAACAGGCAAGGCACGAGTGTTGCACCTGTTGCCGCACCAAAAACTGTAGAGACTAAAAAAAAAGTAGCTAGCCTCCCACCTGTTCCTAGTTTACCGACAAGGACAACGTCTGCACTTAACGACGTACCTACAATAGAAGACATAAGGCTTGCAGAAGACTTCCTTAACTCACAGCCTAACGCTACTATTGAAGCAGACCAGATTAAAGCTAAGGAGCTTCTTGGTGGCCTTAATGCGCAACTTGAGGCACTGGATTCGATGGACAGTATGAACAGACTTAAAAAGTTTGTTGGAACCAGAGGTGAGTTTAAGGGAGAGCTTAACCTAAATAATGGTAAAGGTAAGTTTGCTAGTAACCCCGGTATTAGACTAAATGAGGCGGTACCCGGATCAGACGGACAATCAGCAGAAGAGATGGCTAATAAATACTACTCATGGGTTAACGCAAAGCAATCAATCAAGGAAAACGTAGACAGTCTCAAGAAGTTTCTTCGTCAGTCCCCACGAGGATCGGTAAACTTCGACGCTGAGATATTTCCTAAGAAACCAACAGCTCTCAAAAACCCCCTTCTCGAAGAAGCTAAAAAGTATAAGAGTGCGGAGGAATTTGTGAAGGCACAAGGAGAAACTGCTTACCATGGAACAAAACAGCAATTTGATGCTTTTAGTTCTGAGAAACTTGGTTCTAATACTGGAGCTAAAAGTTCAAAGGAAGGTTTTTTCTTTACTGATAATATCGAAAACGCAAATCATTATACTAAAAAAGTGATAGATACAGAAAACTATGATGTAGCTAAAAAAATAATGGAAGATGGAAGATTTAGATTTAGAAATCATTTTTCTTCAAAAACTATTGGAACTGGGAAAAACATTTCAGCATTAGACTTTGGCAATAAACCACTAACTAAGGAAAATATACTTAAAGTTGCATCAGATAATTTTGATAACGAAATAGCTTCAACAAGACAAGAAATAACTGAGTTTGTTCCAAAATATTTACAACAGGAAAATTTTACACAATTAGATAAAATTGTAAAAAATAAACCATCTTATATGAAAATATGGAAAGATAATGTTAGTAATATTTCTACTAATGCACCAGAAATTAAGGATGTTATACTAGATTATAAAAAACCATTTATAGTAAAGGCTAGTGAATCAAATTTTGGTAGTGGTAATTTAGGTGGTGCTAAGTTCACCGATGTAAATGGTAAAGTCCATACTGGATATGCAGACACAATAAAATATGCAAAAGAAAATGGATATGATGCAGTTATAATGAAAAATGTTAAAGACCCAATTAAAGCAAATAATACTATTGTATTTTCCCCAGACCAAATCAAAACCAAATCCCAACTCACCGACATCTGGAACAAAGCAAAAGGAACAACTAAATCAGCTCTCCCTGTCTACAAAGGTGAAACAGACCTCACCACTAAAATCCTCAAATCCCTAGAAGGTAAATCCACCGTCTCTAAGCAGTTCATCCTCGACGCTACTAACCGAGGTGAACTCAAGCAAGTAGAACGTGACCTTATCCGTAAGCTTGTGGCAGACGAACCAAATACAGTGGATGTAGCTAAGTTCGCTAACAAGGTAAAGGCGGAGTTGTTGCCGTTGGAAAGAAAAGCAGTAGGAGAAGGTAAAAACCTTTCCAAGTACGAGTCTATTTCTTTACCAGACGACTTACGAGGAAATGTAAAAAACTACACTGAAAACATCTATGCTTCTCCAATAAAAACAAGTGCTGGCAACGTCCATTTTGGAGGTTCAAAAGCAGGAGAAAACTACTTCGGTCACACCCGTATAGAAGACATGGCAGACAACCAGACCAGACGAGTGATAGAAGTACAGAGTGATTTGTACCAGAAAGGTGGATTAGAAAAAGAGCTACCAGTAACTGGTTCTGAGAGTAGATTTTTAGATGGAGCTGACGCTCAAAGACTAAGGTATATAAATGGAAGAATGCAGGATATGGAACATGCAGTAAATGGAAAAGATTATCTTGATGAGTACAGACAACTTAAAAAAGAGGCGGAAGGACTTAGAGCTAAGAATAACGCGAAAGAAGCGGAAGAATTTGGCAATAGAAAAAAAGAAATTGCTCCTCTTGAACAATATAACGACCCTACCGCCCACTTCCGCATGATCCGTGAAGAAATAAAGAAAGCAGCAGAAGACGGTAAAACCAAGCTCCAATTCCCTACAGGAGAGACAGCGATGAAGATAGAGGGGTTGGGGAGTACAAATCAGTGGGGGGATAGAGAACTATCAAACAGACTTGTAGACGAAAACCCAAGCATAGGGCTATCTCGCCTTCAAAGAGAAGCCAGACTAACTCCTGAAAATCTTAAAGTTGGCAAGGAGGTAAACGATGGAGGAACTGACTGGATAATCACCGACGTACTCGGAGATGGGAAGTTCAAGGCTGTGCAAAAGAAGTTTGTAGATTTAGGAGCAAAAAATTGGGAGATTACTCTTGATAAAAGTCTTGTGAAAGATGGAGGAAATGAAGCATGGTCAGCATACAATAAAGCGACAGGAGATAGAGAATTTCAAGAATTTACACCAGCGAATAAAGAGAAAGCCCTTGAATTTCTCAAGAGTAAGTTTAATGGTGAAGATGATTTAACAAAACTTGGAGAAAGATACGGTGAAGAGTTTGACATCTCAGGCAAAGTAGACCAGAACAACCCGATCTACAAGTTCTACAACAAGGAAGTACGAAACTACCTTAACAAGTTCGGAGGTAAGGAAATAGTAGACGACAAGGGAGTAAGTTGGATAGAGATACCAATAGGTAAGAACAGTAAAGGCGCTGTAGAAGCATTCGGTCTTCTTGGTGCTGTAGGTCTTGGTGCCGCTGCATCAGGGAATCAAAAAGCTAATGCTATGAGTACACAAGACATGCCACTCCTCGGATCTCCGCAAGAAGATAATCAGGAGGCCTTTATGAGGCCTAACGAGGCTTACCTCCGTAAACCTGCTAGTACTTACAGTGTCAGGAAGAACTTATCTGTAAGTGAAGATGAGCTTAAAGAGCTTGCGGCAGTCCTCTTTGGGGAGGTTGGCAATCGCCCACTTGATAAGAAGCTAACTGAGCTACGAGCGATTACTAACATAGCTCTTAATCGGGCGGAGAAGGAAGGAAAGACTCTCAAAGAGGTGCTACAGTCACCTAATCAGTTCCAGGCGTACTTAGGTAAGCAGTACAACTCTTACAAGTCTGGCAAAGCGTCCAACTCAGTTCTTGAAAAAGAGAAGATAAAGGCAGTAGAAGCAGTCATTGACGAAATAAGAAAGGGGAAGCTAAAAAACACAGTTGGGGACAACTTATCCTATGCTCACCTAAAAGACGATACACTACGCTTATATAAAGACTGGTCTGAACAAAAGAAAGATTTAAAAAACATTAAGTAACATGTCGCCAGAAACAATTCCTGTTGTGTATATAGTCAAAACTTATTTTCTAGCTTCAATGTTTGCATTTTTCGGTGGCGTTGCTCACGCTATTCAAAATGTCAAAAAAGCAGGTTGGAAAGGGTGGTTTTCATTTATTGGAGACATTGTTGTTTGTGTCTTTTTCGGTAACGTTTTCTACCAGATTGGTCTCATTGTAGAGCCAGAGTATGCGATTGTCTTTACTTCTTTAGGATCGTTCTGGGGGGCGAAGTCTTTTGACTACATAAAAAATTGGGTACTTAATAGCTTAAAAGCAAATATAAAATGATCTTCTATTCTCTGTTCCACAAGTGGCAACGACACATTAGATCGTGGCTTAATAAGATAAAAAATGAAATCAACTAAACAAGAAGCTAACCGTGTTAAGTTATACGCTGTGGCACTTTCGTACTTAGGGACTGATGCTAGTCCAAATGACTTAGCTCCAGACGAACTTGGGTGCGCTGATACGGTGTCAGCAATACTAGTACACGCCTTTGGTCCCATCATAAAGCACTCTGTATCCACAGCAGAAATATACAACCTGTTTAATAACTCACCTCACTTTAAGAAAGTCAATAACTTTAAGTTTGGAGACATAATCATATCTCCTACGGGGAAGGGTAAGACTGGTAAAATTAGTAATGGACACGTTGGTATAGTCGGAGAAGATGAAGAGGTTCTTTCTAACTCTTCAGCAACTGGTTTATTTACAAACAACTTTACGATCTCCTCTTGGGTAAAGCGGTATAGAGACCAAGGGGGTTATCCAATTTATTTCTTTAGAAAAATATGAACCCAACTTTCATTAAAAGACTAAAAAGTTTCGCCTGGAGAACAGGCATGATGGCACTTGCGCTTGGTGCTGCGTTTGCGTTAGAAAATCTTCACTTACTAGACCTCAACCCTGCTATGGTTACACTACTTGGCTTGGTGTTAGGTGAAGTGTCAAAGTTCCTTAACAAAGAAATCAAGTAGATTTCCACAGGTATCTCTTTAGTCTTGGTGTTATACCTAAATTAGAGAGGTGCTTAGTGACGGGGTGAAGCCATGTTTCGATCTTTTTCTTTCGTAAAAAAGCAAAGAGCTTCTCCCCTTCACTCGGCAGCTCAAAGTTTACGTGGCATAAAGATGAGGGTAGCCAGGCCCTCCGCCACGACCAGTTCTTTAAGGAGTACATATGAGCCCACTTTTACAACACCTAGCGTTTAAGTTCGCAGACGAAAGGGCTATGGATGTCATTCTCAACGAGTGCGGCATCCAAGTCTTAGACTGTGTTACCTGGCGTGACACCAACGTCCTAAAAACGGTCCCTCACGTCGTCTGGGAGGTCAAGTACCTACAGACCAGGGGCCTGCTGTGTCATCACCCGATGATTCACAACCTCGTGAGGTTAAGGAGGGATGATGAAAAAACAATTTAACTCAGTCTTGCCAGAAGACTTTAAAATCGCTAACCGCATGTGTATCGTGTGCGGTAAAAGAACAGAAGGCTATGGGTGCTGGCATGAAGGATACACCTGTAGTAGAAAATGTGAGGAGGTCAAAGAGTCTCAACCCCGTAACTTTGGAGAACATCATGAACATCAAATGGTACATCGGCCTGATTCTAGTACTGGTGATGAGCCAGATGCCAGCCAAGGCGGACCTCAAGGGGCACCTTGAAGGCAAGACCCTCGTGTATGTTGGTACGTGCTGGACCACGCAAGACGGCACTCTCACCTTCAAGCACGAAGAAAAAAAGGCCGTCCTCGACTGCGATGTCGGCATGGCCCTGCCTGACCAGTCGAAACATTTCGTCCTTTTCTACGCCAACAAAAAGCCCAGCAAGCTGGTGGTGTACGATGAGAAGACAAAGAAGCAGGAGACGCTATGGGTCGGGAACTCGGTTTAAATCCTCTCAGGAGGTACCACGGTAACACGTGGTTTTATTTTCATGCTATACTAAAAGAGAAGTTGAGGAACTTTCGAGCCCGCCAGCTCTGTTACCCAATAAGTCAACAAAACCTCACCGTAATTGGTGGGTTTTTGTTTTACAAATGAAAAACCTCACGGGACTAGTGAGATTCTTCTGCCACTTAAAAAAGCTTTTGACTTGATATTGTATTGTACCTACGGGAATGAGCAAAGTCCCTACTTATTATTATACTACTTGCTACGGTTATGAAAAGGGGATAGTGAGGGTGTCTAGGTGTTGGAAGCGGGTGAAGAGGTCTGCTTGCATGTTAGTAACTTCTAAATATTTTTATCTTTTCTCCTACTAAAAATAAAATGTCGCTGTCTTTCATGTTGTGCTTTTTATAAAATGATGGGTATTTTTGTTTTACTTCTGCTCCTTTCATATCTATTTACTCATGTGTTGGGTTAGGGGTAGCCTCTATTATTTCTTTTAAAAGATAGTGCATTAAGTATGCTGTGTGTTCTTGTTCGTTTTCTACCTTCATCCCGAACTTTTCGCAGATTATTTGAATGGCGTGCATACACTCATGGGCGATAGTTGGTATTCTGTCTAACATAGTTTTAGACTTCTCTAAATCCTCAATAAAGATTGAACATTCGTACTCACCAGAAACACAAGTAAACCCACTACCTTTTATATCTACTGGTACTTGCATCTCGTTCTGCATCCTCAAAACAGATAAGTCAAAAACCTTAACTGTATATTCTAGGTGTGGTATTTTAATTTCTTTCATGGTGTGGATGAGGTTTCTCTGAACACAAAAACGGGTGATGTTGGCAACTTGGGGTTACGGCTCTATTGTTTTGCATAGTTTGTTTATTTTATTACTGAACACAATGTAGGGGGTAAGGATTTGTGCATAGAAGCAAGCTATCGTACGTCATTGCTCTTACCTGCCGTTGTCACCTTACATGTTTACCGTCCATAGGACCCTCCGCTTATTGCTTGTCGATAAACTAACAGAGTTAGCGTCTACCTGTTCCGCCACTCCTACATTGTATTCACTAAACTACAGACTGTTTATTTTTTCCTCTATAGAGGAAGCTACGTTGTCTGTCATTTCTTCAATACCTTTGACTGTCATGCCTATAAGTCTTTTTACCATTGCCTCGACATCTTGGTTCCATTCTTTATCTCTTTGTTCTAAGACTTCTCTCATAAATTGGGTTGTATCTTCTATCGAGAGTGTTACTCTATAGCCGTCTACGGTTACAAGTTTTTCAAACTCTTCAATTATTTTGTTGTGTGGTGTTAAGTTTGTCATATGTTGTTATCTAACTGTCATGTGCCTGTGGAGGGTGGGACTACCATATGCCCAGTGAGATTTGTAGGATTTGAACCTTCTCTACTAGTATTCAACGTCTCTATTTCTAGTCTCCCTCCCCCATAGACACACGACGGCACTTCATGTGCCTGCGACCACAGTGAGTAAAATCTAAATATGTTACACAAAGACCTCACTGTGATGGTAGACACACGACTGAGATGTACTGGTGGCAGAGGGAGTAATCTCGGAAAATCAACTGCAGACTTTATCCGTACTCCTAGCTATCGTCATAGCAGGTTACCCTCCCAGCAGCACACCTCTGAGATACACTGTAAACCCCGTTTGAGTTTCTACCTTACTGCTTAGGATACGAATACTAAGCTGATAGACGGGACCATGTCCACTCAACTGACGGGCTTTACAATGTACCTCACTTACTAGCATACACTACTTGCTACAGATTGACAATGTGGATAGCTATAAGTGCTGCATCTGCTTCTTTTAAGGACTTCCCTTTGTGAGCAATTAGATCGTCAGCGTCTATTACATAGAAGGCTTTCGGGTACTTAATGACGACGTAGGCGTATGCGTTACGATAAAAGCCGTAGTCTGGCATCCCTGTAGTACCGGAGGAGAAGCGCATTAAGTTGCCTTCATCTGACTTACATGCGAGAGCATGGGTGCGCTGTGCTTCTTTCCACTCAGAGAGTGCAAACGTGGGCTTACCACGGGTGTCTTTGTGTTCGAACACACAAGAGTCAAATTTCTTCTTGTTAGCTCGGAACCAGGAACGGAAGAGAAGGCCAAAGGGGGCTTCATGCTTTAGCATAGTTTCTCAGCGTATATACGCTCACTGAAGTCTTGTTTTGTCTCTAACGCTTTCCTTACCGCCTTGTCTACCTCTCCAGAGAGGAGGTAAACGTATAGGTTTTTCTGAGGGTTATTGATACGAAGCGTCCGACCAAGAGACTGCACGTTGTCAACGTGGCTATAGGACTCACTTGCATAGATTGTACACCTAAACGATGGTAGCTCGTACCCGGCTGACACTGACGATTGTGCTATGACAATACAGTTAGTAGACTTCTCTGCTTGTTCCATCAGCGCACCTCTATCCTTAGTCGCTCCTGTCAGTGTGTAGACAGTGCACTTGGAAGCAAAGTGGTCAGCTATCTGTTCTATCTGCTCTGTATATTTTGCAAAGACAAGCACCTTCCCAAACTCTTCATAGAGATCTTCTATGACTTCTAACTTGCCGGTCTTAAACTTCTGTGAGAGGTTAAACTGATCTCCTTTAAGCACCCCTTGCTCTACTTGATGCTTCTTACCAACTAGCACTATTGGATCAGGGAACTCTAAAGGCAGCGACGCTAATGCGTATTCTTGCTCCTTAGTAAGCGGCACGTTTATAACCTTATGTGTTTGATCTGGTACATCAATAAAGTCTTCAAGCCTACCTGTAAAGCCTATACCTTGCACAGCCTTCCCAAGTCGCTCTTTAAGGACTGTTGTAACCTTTGGGCTCCATATTTCTCTACCGTGAATAGGCAACTTAAAATAATACGTTTCTCTAAACTTTAGAAAGTCCCAGTCTTTACCAAGAAGCCAAGCATGGGCTAAAACTGCCATAGGATTGCGTATTGGTGTTGCGGTGAGAAGATATAACCTTTTAGGCTTTTGCGACTTAATATGCCCCCAAATTGCCTCAAATACTTGGCTCATCTTAGAGCTGCCTTTACCTCTTTTGTAAACGATTTGTGGGGACACCCCAGTTACAGTGTGAGACTCATCATATATCTCCGTGTCAAAGTACGGCATCATGTGCGCGTCACGACGCATTTCTTCTTTAGAAAGGACACGTAACTCAGTAACTTTGTGTTTGTCTAGTTTTTCTAGGTTACGCTCCCACGTCCTATCGTCTCGCACCGTCTTGGTGGTAACAACGAGAGTTTTACCTTCGGCGAGCATGAGGGCGGTAATTGTTTTCCCAGATCCAGTGCCTAGGAATAAGCCACATTTCTTTGGGTCTTCATTTATTATTTTTTGCTGATGTTGGAATAATTGCATGTACTTATACCTGAAGAGGAAGTAAATTTTCGTTTACTTATCGCCTAAGCTATCCACGCATCTTTGTGCTATCTTCAGGTACAAACCCACGAATGGGTTGTATTTTGTAAACTAAAACTCTGCTGGGTCTACCCCTTTCCCTTCTACAAGTGGAGTGTTAAGTTCCTCAACAGCATTTGTCATACTACTTCGGTTAGCTTCAAGAGATGCGAAGTAGGCTTTTTCACTTGCGATTGATGTAGCAATCTTCTGCACGTTATCAATCACTGTGTCAGCCTCTTCTGGTGTAAGCTCACGCACTGCATCAAACGACATCTGATTCCATGCTATTGCTCCGTTCTCCTTTGCTTCTGATGAGAACTTAGTCAGTACAGCTGATACTAGGCAGCTTTTAGCATAGGTACTAAATGACCACATTGAAGACCCTCGGAGTGACATCTGGTAGACTTGCTCGTCTTTTAGGACGTACAATACACGAAGTTCCTCAAGAGAACTCTTTACTTTTCCGTCTTTTGGATCGGTGTACGCATACTTAGCCTTTAGCTCAGCTGGTGTGCCACGGTGGATTTCCTTCTTATCTGAGAACAGCGGCACAACATCTTCTGCACTATCGTAGATAGGTGATGATGTGTACTTCTCACTAGCTTCGTCGTAGTGTGATAGCTGCTTACGGTGGTATAGGATGACACCTTCGATGCTTGTGCCGATCTCTTCCTTATTCCAGATCTTCTTACCTTCTCCGTCTTTTTCACTTGTCTCTACTTCGGTGTAGAACATACCAGCTTCTTTAACAAGCTTGGCACTCTTACCCTTACCTTCAAACTTGTCCTGTGAATACATCCCAAGACGAGGAAGCATAATACGAGTAAAGCCCTGCTCCTGTGGAGTAAGTTGACCAAGGAGGGCACGTTGTTCTGGTGATAGTGTTGTTTGTAGTTCTTTTGACATTGTATTGTTTGAAATAAGAAACGCTTTTTAATTCCCTTACGGGTTGCTGTAATTATACTACTTACTATGAATTCTGCAAGGGGATATCTTTTGATTTTATGTATTTCAGCATCTCCTTGTGTACAACCTGTATCTCTGCCATAAATAGTAAAATGTCTCTCATTGTCTTCTTAACAGGGAAGATAACCGGCTTCATATTCTTTACAAAGTCTGTCTTAAAGTCCTGCTTTTCTTCTGTTGGGAGCCAGATGAGCTTGATGTCTAGGTCTTCTGGCTTAATGCCGTACTTGAGGTAGATCATAGCGGCGTACATATCAATTTGCCCGTGAGTGTTAGCCTTTTCCTGTGTCCAGTTTTTGCCGGTCTTAAACTCTGAAAACGACTTACCTTCAAGATCAAAGTTATCTAGGTACCCGATACATTGTATCTTTCCTATCTTAACAAGCAGTTCGTGTTCGTACTCTTTAAGGCGAGGCACTTCTGGCAGAAACTGTGGCTCAGAGGCTAGGCGTTCTCCCACATTCTTACCAAAGACTATTGGGCCGGTTGCCCGTTGTTTCGCCCCGTTTATGTACTTGTCGTACCATACTTCTGGGTCATAACGGAACTGGCTGATCGAAGACCAGCTAAGTGGTCGCTTTTTGAACTTTTCTTCTTTCATTTTTTTGCTTTTGGGAGCACTCGTAGCACATGTTTCTTTTGTCATATCTTTTTCTTTTTAGTTCTATATCACACCTTTCGCAGTAGACAAAAATCATACCTTCCCCCACTTCTCAGGGAACTTGTTACGTCTGTCTACGCACATGTGGCAAAAGCATCTGCGGTCGTAGGGGGAGAGTATCATGCTAGCTTAACTATTTTACATGACTCACATTGGTAAAGGGTGACTTTAACATCTCTCACCCAGGCGTTTCCTTCTCCGTCGCTGTAGGCGTCTTTTTTACCTGTGTCTATCTTCCCAACCTCTGTCATTTCTCCACCACAAGTTGAGCCTAATGCACTTGTTATATATTCGCATTTCATATTATCCTTCAAGTTCTTTTATCTGGTTGTTAATGTAGGTGGCTTGGTCTAGTCTACTTTGACAATAGCCTTGTATAAACTCTAGCTGAGGGTGTACCACTAAGTAGTCTTCTTCCAACCTCTCCACCTCACCTTTCAAATACTTTATAAAGGATTGTTTGAGGACGTCTGGCACAGTCTCACCTTCCCACTGTGGGCAGCCTCTTGTTATAATCATTTGTGAGTGAAGGTCAGTTAAGAACCTCATCGGCTTACTTTCCATCACTGATTTCTCGATTTGTTTGAAGGTCATGGTGTTACTAATCCCACAAGTGCAAGATGCAAGCTCTATTGGTATATTTTTTATACTGCAATTTGAATTGTGTTCTTTCGTACCACTTTGATTACTAATAAACACCTTTAATGTCCTGTCGTCATCTTGTAGTGACAGTTCTACTTGTACTCCTTCTTGCATAAAGAAGTACGCTCTACCTCCGCCGTGGGTTACGTCTTTGGTGTGGTCTATTACTTCTACTCTTGTTACTTTTGATGTGTTCATTGTTTTATTCTTAGATTACTAATGATGGTCTCAACGCACTTTTCTGCTTCATCTTGCCCTGAAAATGTCTCTGCTTTTGCTTTGAACCACTCTCTCGCCACTTCCGAGAGGACGAAGTTGATAAGGCGAGTGTCTCGTTCTTGTAGCCAGCTTTTAAGTACGACCACTTGACCCTGCTCATCCTCTTCTTGCAGCTCTTCTATTTCCTCTAAAAACTGTTGTAGGTTTGTCATAGCTATTGTTGTTAGTGTATCCACCTTATCTTAGTCTTTGCACAGACGGCACAGACTCCTACTTGGTAAGCTGTTCTCTCCTCGTTGACCATCATCTCTCCCCACTGGTATTTATGAAATATGTGCATAGGCTATTGTTGTAGTGCTTTTACCTCTTCTGCTTGTAAGTGTCTCGACCACCACGCAAAGTGCTCGATAGATGCTGGTTCTCCGTTTATAAACATTTCATCAAGCGTCTTTTTATGTGCCCAAAAGGAAAGGTTCATTGAGTAGTGGGTGTGGTTACTTTCGGTTACTGCTTTTACAGATTCGCTTAAGTCTAGGATGATGAAGCTACCCGTTTTGTTTAGTAGATACGTAAGGACTCGTTTAATTGTTTTCATGTTGTTGTAGTGCTTGCTTAAAAGTTTTGATAAATCCTTGTAACTTCCTTTCTGTTTCGAATGCGTTTCCAGGCTCCCAGTTTGACCCAAGTTCTAAAATCTCTCTTGCGACCTCTTCAACATCTATCTGCTTTGGTTCTTCCTTTACTGGACTAAACTTGTCGTTACATTCTGCACAGATGTACGCTTTGCCGTGTTTACACTCCTTTGGTTCTTCCCGACACCACTTACAGTTACCTCCTACATTGTCTATTGCACAGGAGCACTTTGGTTCTTCCTTGTAGTTTATACATCCCTTCTTTGGTGGTTCTCCTAAATGGCATAAACAGTCATCTTCCCCCTCCTTCTGTGACTCTAGGTAGTCGATTAGCTCGTTGATTTTAGCTTCTGGTGATTCTTTACTCCACGTACAGTATTCTGGTGCTTCTAGTTTCTTTGGTAGTTCCATATAGTTAGTTATTCTCCTTTGTTAGTAATAAACCAATTGTAACTTTTTATCAGCTACTAAACGTGGGTTGTCCTCACAAAACAGTTCCCAGTGTCTCGATACGTTGAAGTTTTTATTAAGTTCTTTCCATATTTCAAAAGTTACAATCCTACTTAGTGCTTTTTGTGTCATAACTATCTGATTACTATTTTACAGAAACGAGCGGCTTCCATATAACTTCTGATACGGTCTTCGGGTATATAGAAATTATATTTGTAATTATTAAATTCTTCTAAATACTCATCTTTAGTCATGTACAGTATTTTTTCTTTCATAATTTGTTTATTGAGAGAAGGTTAGTAATTATGACTCTCCCATATTTCTACTATTTCTACTGCTTTACTAAACTCTATTTCATCAGGTGTCATTCTCTCACCTTCACCATGTGTAGTTACATAAGCCATAAAACGAATATAGCAGAAGTAGACTAGCTTTTTTGGTAATCTGTCTGCAATCCACTGGTAGATATTATTAACCATTACATACTCTGTCACTGGGTCAGTGAACCAACTATTTGTCCACTCATCAAACCTGTTTATGTTTCTTGTTGTTGTTTTCATTTTGTTTGTTTTAAATTAAGTTAATTAGTATCGGTGTCATCACCACCGCACACAGTGAGAATCCTATGATGAAGGCTAGGAAGATGTAGGTGAGGTTGACTGTTTCACTTATTGGACCACGCTTCCAGGATTTTACTTGGTTGGCGGCTTCCCATGCGTACAGCGTAGAATCGACGGTGTCTTCCCCTGCAAAGTCTGCGCCGTATGTGTAGCTTTCGTTAAACTTGTCTAAGTCTCGTTTGAAACGTGCTAAAAACTCTTCGTCGGTTTCTGTGTAGCCAAAGCCTTCACTGACATTTAACTGTCTTTGTAGTTGGTCTGCTTGGTTTCCTCTTACTGATGTAAACTTCTTTCTAAACTCTTCTATCTTTCGTGAGGTGTAGTTGGGCATGTTAGTTAGGTTGTTAGTAGCACAATGATTGCAATAACAACAGCTACACACCACAGTGCGTTAGGGTGTAGGTGAGATCGCATTCTTTTTGTAGTTAGTGAAACGCTTGATAAAGAGTTGCTTCTTTTTTTGCTGGTACACGAAGTCTGGGTCTACGTCTTCGTAATCCATTAGTCCGGCACCGTTTGGGTAGTTCATAATTTTTAACTTTAATACTGGCGAACCAGTACCTATATTATAATCCATAGCAAGTAAGAGTGCAAGGGTGGGTGGGGATAACTAGAAGTACTCTGCCAGGTCTTCAAGAGAGACATTTTTGTAGAATTTCTGAGTTTTGTTTTCATACACGCCGACAGACATAGTGCTATACCAAACATCAACCATCTTCTCGTCACGTTTAAAACGAATAAGACTATTAGGTCTTTCAAAGAAGATTTCGTAGCCAAAGTGTTTAGACAGTTGTATGACTTTTTCTTTCATAAGTTAAAAATTAGTAAACGGATCTATCATGGCCCTTTCTGGTAAAGCGTTCTTTCTCCTTAACTCTTCCTTCTTTTCTTCTCCTATAATCCATATATAGAACCGGTTGCCATCAATACGCTTACGCTTCTTTTCAAGCCCTAGCTCGTTCTTTAGGATAGTTGATATGCGCATCTGTACGTTAGTGTTAAGGCGCAACAATGACTCGTCCTTAAAGACACCCGTATACACCTCTGCGATTGTAATAACGAAGTTATCTGACCCGCTCTGATACTCGTTATGGCTCTCAATATAACGACAGATGTTCTCCGTCCATGCGTCCTCTGCGATGTGCTCTTGCTGCTTTTGTAAAGCGTCCTCTATAGGTACTTCTGGTATCTTTATTTTATTTTTCAGACAATGGTACGCCTCCGCAAAGATCTGATCTCTATTCTCCTCAAGCCACTTGAAGTTGACCGTCTGCGACACATCTATCGTCCAGTACCTCCTGTTCCCCGTTACGTCACGGAACGGTTCTGCGTCATTTGTTGACATAGAGAACACAAAGCGACGTGGGTACTTCTTCATAACTCTGTCGTACGGTGCTCTAAACTCATCATGTGTTTCAGTGACGATTGACTTTAGTTTAATTGAGTCCACTCTATTCATCGCCGCCCCTTCATCAAGGTCAACAATAAGAGCCCCACGAAGAGCAAGGCAGAAGTCCTTATTGTCCATCGCCCCGGTATAACTCTTATACCACTTGCCTCCTAAGATACGGAAGAACGATGTCTTCCCAATCCCCTGGCCTCCAACAAGTACGAGCACATGGTCAAACGTTGCTCCAGGATTTACAATACGTCTCACTGCTCCCGTTATCCACTGTGCTCCAACCCCCTGGTGGTACGGTGTGTCGACAACACCCGTCGCCTGTGTTACCCACGTTGATAATCTCTCCACTCCGTCCCACTCTAGCTTCTCTACCCACTCTCTCGCCTCGTCGTAGGTGTTCATATTAGCGTAGTGCTGCACTGCCCCATATACAGCCTCCTTAGAGATGCCGTGAAGTCCTGCGTCTGTTTGCATAAAGTATTGTATCTTAACGAGATCCCCTTCCTCAAACGCTTGTCCGTTGTATTCGATCTCCTGCTTAAACGTATTGTACCTTATGGTCCCCTTGTAGTAAGGGTGTCCCTGTAAAACCTTGAGAACGTTTGCCATATTGTTGTAGGCTGTGCCTGACTTTGTCCTATCAAGCTGTATAGAAACAGGGTCAGCCCCCTCCGGCTGAATAGGAGAAAGGATAAGCTCAGAGCGTCTCTGTACTTCTTTTTTAAGGATAGAGTTAAACGTGTTTAATAGCTCCTTATGAGAAAGAGGGGGTAAATACGTCTCGTTTATACGCTCAACAGCGGGGAGCACCTCAGTTAAAAACTTATCTGGGTTAGATTCGGACTGTAGCAGTTTTCCTATGACAGATGCAATAGAGTCATTCCTCCCTCCAGTTGATACACCTATTGTCGAAGACAGCGTCCGCTTTACTTTCTTAGGAGAAATAAGGTGGGTGGGGAATGGTGCAATAGGATTTACACCTACAAAAGTATACTCACCGCCAGACTTAGCCCCATTCTTTATGTAAGCCGTAACAGAGGGTGGAGCAACAACAAAACCACCGTCGGATCGTATGTCTACCCCAGGAAGGTCAGAATAGGCGTTAGCAGACACTGTTAGCCCCGGCGTGTACTCGTAGTACAAGTGAAAACCACCGTTTCCTGTCTTTACAGTTAATGTTTCAGGGAACTTCGCAACGGTTGCCGTGTTTTCTTTATAAGAGTCTACATCCACGACTGTTATACCAGAGATCCTACCGGTTACTATACCTATATTTGCCGTAGGCCACTTTTTATACCACTCTTTTACTTCGTCTTCAGTCGGGAACCTCTCTTGATATTCTTTCCAAGACGCAAGAAGTGGTCTTTTATCTTTGCCAACAGGGATGATGCTATACCCGCTCACAAGCACGTACTGCAAGGCTTTTGTGAGCATGGAGGTTGTTGTTTGCATAAAATATTACTTTGTAAACTTAAAAGGAGCAGCAACATGGACAGGTTTATCACAACCTATGGTTACTACTCCGTTCAAACTTACACTATATAAATATTGTGATAATTTATCCATGTAATAAATTGTAGCATACAACATACACCTCTCAAAAGACATACTGTGGATAAAGAAATTGGCCTAACTGGCCTAACCTGTAAGGCTTCTGGCCTAACCTTGTGGCAAAGGTAGGGACACCCAAAAAGTAGTTGAAAACTAAGGGTGGTTTGTTATTGTCCCTACTGTCCCTACCTATTATATATATTATATATATTATAGTAGTAGTATAGTAGTAGTGACAGTGATAGAGAGAAATGTTGGACGCGTTTTTGGTTGGGCCATGGGACACTCTATACAGCGTAAGGCTTTTCTGGCACCCTGGCCCTACCTCGGTTGGGACAAAACGAAAAAACACCCCTTTTGAGGTGTTTTTTCACATAAAATGCTAGCGTAAGTTGATTGGGACCTGCTCTTCCCAATATTTAACTCCTTTTAACTCTATTTTCTGTTTCATAGCCTCACGGACTTTAACTTCGTTTAAGAGTAGGTACTCTACAGGCACGTCGTGTGGTGATACCATTTCAAATTTCTTTACTGTCTTAAACGATATAGATCCAGACTCTGTCTCTACCTTCTTGTCTACAGCGTCCAACTCTCCTAGCTTACGGATAGCAGTCTCTGGTTTGATCTTCCCGTCTTCTAGTTTACTTACTATCTTATCTTGTTCTTTCTTTTGAGTTGCTAGTAAGTTAGTTTGAAATACTGTCATTGCAGTACGTACCTTAGTAATTAAGGTGTCTAGTTGTAGTTCACGAGGCTTCCATCTAGCACGTTCTGCGTTTAGTGCGTCTAGGAGGGGGCGTGTTACCTTCTCCTTTTCTTCTATAATTGCATCCTTGGTGCGGTTAAGGTCAGAAAGGATGTTAGTAGCCTCTACCAGGTCAGTTTGTGTAGCTATGGTTAAGTTCTCAGCTTTGGTGATTATGGTTGTCATCGTTCTAGTTTTAATGTTAGTTCCCAGATAATAATGTTTCCTTCTCCGTCTTTGGCAAAACCTTTGTTGTAGCCGTTTGCTATAAGCTTTGCTACTTCTTCTCTAGTTTCAGTAGTTATGTGCATAGTGGTAAGCAATTAAGATTGAGGTTATTACAAATGATATTGTAAATACTGGTGCTACTTGTATGTGATACCAGATCCCGGTAACGTAAGTAATAAGTAAACTGATAAGCAATGTGTTTGATGGCATAATGTTTAATATCCTTTTAGGATAGTCATAGTATAATCCATAGCATGTTATAAGTCTATAGCTAGTTATCCACAGGTAGCTAATTACACGTAAAAATGCTATGATTAGTAAGGGAATATTTATGAAAGATAAAACACGATATAGTCTTGCTTCCAAACAAAAGTGGGAAGGTAAGACAGAACAACAAAAAAAAGAGCATATGTCAATGATGGCAAAAGCTCGGTGGGGAAACAAAACGTTAGAAGAAAAAAGGGCTCACTCATTAAAAATGATAGAAGCTCGTAACCGATCAAAAAATGAAAGTTAAAAAACAATATTTGGAAATACTATTTTCTACGTTAAAGGGAACAGAAAACTCGTTAAGTATTGCAGAGTCTCGTAAGAGAGATGCTTTTCTTAAAGAGCTTGCTCCTAAGTTGGATAATTTTTATAAAGAAAGATCGTTTATATACGAAACATTTTGTGACAAAAAAGAAGATGGTACCCCGGACATTAGAGATGACCAGTACCGTTTTGACCCTGCTAAATTAGAAGAAATAAATAGTGAACTTGAAACACTTGGAAATGAACAAGTGATTATTGATTTGCCTATAAATGGTATTTTAGAAAAGAGTGAGTACAAACCAAAATTAGGTGAAGTGGAAATTATTGATAAACTAATAGAACTATGCGAGAGCTAACGCAAGAAGAAGGTGAGGCATTAACAAAAGATCTCCAGGCTGTGCTTGAGAAACACAACGCAGACATGGGGGTGGTCGCTAATATACAACTACTAAAAAGAGATGACGGAGGAGAACCAGACAAAAACGGAGAAACCCCGAAAGTTGACTAAGAAAGAAAGAGGTTTTGTTAATTCTTACGTCGAAACAGAAAATGGAACGCAGTCAGCACTAAAACATTATGATGTTGCAAATGCTAAAGTTGCTGGGGTTATAGCTGTAGAAAACTTAGCAAAACCTAGAATACAAGAAGCTATAGAAGTCAAGAGGAAGAGTTTGAAAGAAGCTTTAATTGCAAAAGGAATTACAGAAGATTATTTAGCAGATAAAGTTGGTGTTCTGCTTACAGCAACTAACGAAAAGGGTCAAGAAGACTACACAGCTATTGACAAAGGCCTAAAACACGCTACTAACATTTACGGTGTTGTCGAAGCTTCTAAGTCAGAAGGCGGTAACACGTACAACTTTCTTTTCTCTCCTGAAACGCAAGCTGATATAAAATTATTAGAAGATAAAATAAAAGCTAGACTACTAAACAAAAATGATTAAAGTTCTAAGTAAAGGAGAGTGGGCTATGTTTGAAGCTTCTTTGTCAGAAGAAGAAAGACAAAAGGCTCTAACTACTATTAGTTGTCTTTTTAAAAACGGAAATATTTATGTTCAAGAGAATTAAAAACCTATGGGAGTTAGCAAGCTTTGTTCCCTCAACAGAAGGTGAAAGGACTATCCTTGTTAAGGATAAAGAGCTGGAAGAAAAGGTTCAAGCTGAGTTCTTTTCTGAAGGAACAGAGGAAGAGTTTAAGGAGTTTGAAAGGGAAGAACAGGGTATTAAAGGGATATTTGGAATTGGAAAATGAGATACGAGCACACACCTCGCCCAGAAGTCGAGCAACACTATCACATAAGAGATCTTATTGAGCGACAAGAGAAGCGTGTCTATGACCGTAACTATCATCGTGAGAAGGCTAAAAATGCTGATGACAGAGAAAGCACAATAAGAGACGCTCTTATATTAACAAGGACAGACTTTGTTTGTCCTACATGCAAGCAAGAGTTCCAGTCTCAGGCTATAAAGCAAGTGGAGTATGATTGGAGTGCTAATCAGAGGATTGCTTTTTATAAGACAAAGTGTTTTAACGGACATTGGTGTATTCGTCTTATAACAGATAAATATCAAGACGGGTTCTGGGCCAGGTCTAAAAGACTGGCAAGGGATAGGGGGTTGTACTTTAACGACACGGTACAGCCGGGGGACACGAATTATCAGTTATTATATGCAAAGAAAAATGCTTAGATCAATAAACAGTAACTACGCTCTCGTAGAAAAAATAGAAGAAGCTAAGGAAGAAGGTTTTAAGACAGTAGAAGTGCAAGACTGTTTTGTTTATAAAGGGAAGGTTAAGGAGTTGCCTTCTTGTCCTACTTATGTAGATAGTTATGCACTAGAAGTTGGAGATGTGGTTATCTTTGCCAAGTATTCACCAGACACGCACGAGATAGAGAAAGATAAGTTTGTTAAGATTACTGATATTTTAGCTGTTGTATAACTATGTCAAAAGAAATACTATTTGGGCACGAAGCTCGTTTAAGAATTAAATCAGGAATTGATAAAGCGGCTAATGCTGTCAGACCAACTCTCGGTGCAGTTGGGATGGAGTCAATTATTGAAGTAAAAGGACTTGAGCCACTTGAGTCAGATGACGGTGTTACAATACTTAAAAACCTAGAATTTAAAGACCCTTATGAACAACTTGGACTACAAAAACTTAGAAAAGCAGCAATCAGAACCTCAGTCGAAGGAGGAGATGGTACGGCAACTACAACAGTACTCACTCAAGCACTCGTTACCGAAGCGTTTAAGGAAATCGCAAATGATAGCTCTAGGATACGAGAGGTCAGAGAACGGCTCGAAAGGGGTCTTAGTGAAGTCTTGGTGGAGCTATCTAAAATCAAGCGAGACATTACCGAAGAAGACATTGAAAAGATAGCTAACATTTCATCTCTTGATCCGGAAGTGTCAAAGATTATCGCAGAGATTATCAAAGAGGTTGGTGTAAACGGTGTTGTAACAGTAGAGAAAGGTGCAAAGCTCGGCTACTCAAGCGAAGTAGTAAAGGGAGCTCGCTTTGATAGAGGATATATCTCTCCTTACTTTATCACTGATGCAGCAACTGAGTCGTCTGTACTTGAAGACGTACACATCGTCCTTGTTGACAGGAAGATTAGTCAGAACGAGCAGATACTACCTTTGCTAAAGTCTATCGGTACTGGTAAGTCAATCCTCTTTATCGCCGATGATGTTGACTCTGTAGCTCTTGGGACTCTTGCTTATAACGCATCAAATAACATTGCTAACATAGCTTGTGTTCGTAATCCTTACAGCGCAACTCCGGCAAGAGACTTCTTGTTTGATATGGCAGCACTAACCGGAGCAACTGTTATCTCAGAGGAGACAGGTATCAAGCTGCCAGAAGCTGATGTTAAGTACTGTGGTTATGCTGAAAAGGTTGTCGTTACTAAGGATTCTACTACTATCATTGGAGGTAAAGGCGGAGAAGCTCTTGAGTCACGTATAGCAAGCATCAAGTCAAAGGTTGAGTCAACAACAAGTGAGTATGAGAGAGGAATGCTAGAGGATAGACTAGCCGCACTCACTGGTGGTATTGGTGTTGTGCGTGTTGGGGCGTATACAGATGCAGAGTTTCACGCCAAGAAAGTGAAGTTTCAGAACGCTATTAACTCATCTCAAGCAGCACTTCAGGAAGGGATATTGCCAGGTGGAGGAATAGCTCTCTACAACGTGTCAAAGAAAGTAAGTGAACCAATGATTAAAGAAGCCCTTAGTGCTCCATTCTCACAAATGATAGCTAATGCTAACTGGGGGAGTGCTCCAAATATGGTTGACCTAGATAAGAATATGGGAATAGATTTCAAGAACAAAGTTGTAGTAGACATGTTCGACGCTGGCATCATTGATCCTTTTAAAGTTGTTCGTCTCGCGCTAGAGTCGGCGACTGCTATTGCTATATCACTTGTTAGTAAAGAGGTTGCTATTGTGGAGGAGGAAGAACCTTCTAAAGATGAAAGATAAGCAGTATTATTCTATCCTTCAATGGGTGGTTGAACGTGGTTTAGTCAACGAAAAAGGTGAGCCTTTTGACTTCTCTGACAGGCCCTTTCTTTTAGACATTCTAACGGATTGGACACCACAGATTGCAGTAACGGCATGCGCGCAAATTGGTAAAAGTGTTACCTTCTCAATAAAGAGTCTGTTTGCTATTAAGCACTTACACTTTAACACCATATATACGATGTCTTCTGATTCAGACGTTAATGAGTTCGTCTCGTCTAAGTTTAACAAGATCATTCAAGCAAACAGTCACGAATTCAAAGGCATGGCAACGGACAACGTGGAGCGTAAAGAGTTAAACGATAGGTTTATTTTCTTTAAAGGAACTAACAGTAAGACTGCTGCTATCTCCACTACCGCTGACCTTCTCATCCATGATGAGATTTCACGTTCTGACCAAAACGCTATTGAAACATACAAGTCTCGTGTAAAAGCATCACAGTACAAAGGAAGGTGGCTCTTTAGTAACCCAGGAGGAGAACGTGATGAGCTAGACTTAGCATGGCAGAAATCAGATCAAAAGGAGTGGCAAATCACTTGCCCTAACTGTCAAGATAAGCATCATCTTGTGTGGCCTGATTCTGTAAATATTGAAGAAAAGCACTATCAGTGTCGTGCTTGCAAGGCTAAAATAGATGACGATGTAAGGCGTGACGGCGAGTGGGTAGCGCAACAGCCCGGAAGCAAGGTAAGCGGGTATCACATCTCGCACTTGATGTGCCCGTGGATACCTGTTGAAGATATTATTGATGACTCTAAAGGAGATCCTGGGTACTTTCACAACTTCGTGCTTGGGCTTGCATACTCCCCGGGTGACTTATCGGTTACAAGAACTACAATACTAGACCTATGGACACCAAAAGAGCTTGATACTGGAGATAGATACATAGGTATTGACGTTGGAAACATTAAGCATTATGAAATAAGAACAGCAAAAGGGACTATAAAGCTTGGGAGATTCAGTGCTTGGAGTGAATTGGACGACATAATCAGAGTTTGGAAGCCAAAAGCTGGAGTAATTGATGCAATGCCCGACAACACGGCTGCAAAACACTACGTTTCAACATATCCATGGATGCAGATGTCGTATTTCATGGAAAATAACAACAATCCTCAGACGATTGTGTGGTGGGGAGAGAATGATAAGAAGGGAATTGTTTATTCTCATCGGGATAGAATACTAGATCAAATGCTAACAGAGATGATTGAGGCAAAACATCTAATTGGTGTGCCGGCTGACAAGGAATTTCACGAGTTTATCAAGCATTTTGAGACGCTTAGACGAGAAAAAGTGACTAATAACAAGGGTATTGAGAGGTATGTGTGGGAGTCTACAACAGGGGTGGATCACTATGTTTTTAGCCATCTTTACGCCTATTTAGCTATGCAAGGAGCTGGAAGTGGGGTGTTTTTTGGTGAAAATGTAGAAGAAAAGCCTGTAATTAACGCCGACAATGTGTACGATATTAGTGATTATTTTCAAGAAATAAATGGATAAAATAGCTATTTTTGTACCAGATGAAGAAGCGAAACAGTTCTTGCTTTTCCAGAAACATTATGAGTTGTTTGTGGCCTTGGAGAAAAGTGGTGCGCTTCAAATAGGGTATGGTAACTGTGTTATAAACTTCGCTGGTGGTGTTGTTCAGAACATTTCTAAGAACGAAGTGGTGTATAAACGGTAAACTGTGTATAACTCATTGACAGAAAGTTTACTTATGGGTTATTATTAAGGTACAACTAAATAAAGTTTCCAAACCTAACAAAGGCGGACATCGTAAATGGTGTTCGCTTTTGTATTTTTTTAATGAAAGTTGACATAAAATCTTTAAGTGAAACATCAAAAATTCAGCTTGTCGAATCAAGGTGGAATTCGTCATACGAAGTGTGGGACAAGATAAAGAGGATTACTACTGTCAATACGGGTGTTTACGAGAACAAGTCGGCGTGGTTACAGACTATCCCTTATAAGAGGCAGGGCTCTACAGTCCAAGCTAACAGAGTGTTCGTGAACATGGAAGCTGTTATTAACTCTCTTATTGCTAACCCTCCTGGAGTGAATGTGCTCCCAGGTAGACAGACTGAGGCTTCACAAGACTTTGCAAGGAAGCTAGAGAAGTATTTTAGGAAGAAGTATCTCGATCTCAACACAAAGGAGACGCTTAGAATGGGGTTACGCAATTTATACTTCTCTCGAATGATAGTTATAAAGCCATTTTGGAACCCTGCCATAAACGACTTTGACTTTCGTTCTGTAGACCCTAACAAGATACGTTTTGGCAAGTACGCTAAGAAGGAACAAGAAACTGAGTTTATTATCGAAGAGATCGAAGACAATCTTTGTGCTCTCGTAGAGCGTTTCCCAGGTAAGAAGAAAGAACTTATGGCGAAGTTCGGTATCACTAATGAAGAGCAGCTTTACATAAAGAACCCGGACGTAAAGTACAAAGAAGCGTGGATTAGTGACTATGTTGTATTTAAGCTAGAGAATATCATCCTAGATTGTATTAAAAACCCTTATTGGGATTGGGACGGTATCTATGTTACTGAGGAAGAAGAAGCTCAGCTAAATGAGGCAGAAGGAGAAGAAAAGAGACAGATGATGCAGACAATTAAGCTTGACCAGGGCAATAGGCAGCCTGTAGTTGTTGAAGAAAAAGGCATGATCGCTAAGGCAATAGACGGTGTTAAGAGTATGTTTTCTGGTGAGGAGGAAGTAAATGAAGGCTACGAAGACACTCCTACAAACTACAAGCCTTACTACTACAACTTTTTTGATACGCCTCGTAAGCCGTATATCTTTGCGACAATCTTTAACAACGAGAACTCTCCTATTGGGCGCACTGACATGATTACCTTGTCAGCTGAACTCCAGCGTGGAATTGATAAGAGAAAGATGGATATTGATGAGAACTGTGAAATGGTCAACGGAACACTTAAAGTTGACTCTGGTGTAATGTCTAAGCAAGATGCACAGCGTATTCGTTTTGAGACTAAAGGTATTATCTGGGGCAAGGATGTCAAGAACGGCGTTACGAGAGAAGTTGGTAGTGCGCTTCCTCAGATGGTATTTGATGACATGATTGACTCTCGTAACGAGATAGATAATATCATGGCGGCTACATCTGCATTTAAGGGGGAGCGACAAGGACAAGAGACAAAGGCTGGTCGTCTAGCTCTTATACAGCAGTCGTACCTTCGTCTTAACGAATTGGTGCAAGTTGTAGATTATGTGTCACATGAGATGTTTAATTGGGGTATGCAACTAGCAAAAACTCGTTATACAGAAGCACACTATGTCAAGTGGATGGGTAAGGAAGAAGGACAGGAAATGATTGAAGTAATCCAGGATGACTTTGAGGACGGACAGGAAATTACAATAATTGCTGGTAAAACTCTTCCTGTTGATGACGAGTTTAAGTTCGAGCAAGCGCAGAACGATGTTAAGGAGGGCTACATATCTCCTGTGGACTACCTTGAGATTGCTAACTACGACAACCCCAAGGAGTTATCACGCAATGCAGTCCTTTATCAGCAGAACCCAGCAGAAGCAGTTGGCCTTGCACCGGATGAAATGCCTCTTCCTGCTCAGCCTGGAGAACTACAGCCAGACCAAGCAGCGGCGATGATGCAAGAGGGCTTAGTGCCAAGTATGCAAGTAGGAGAGCTACAACCGACAGCATAACAGTGTGACCAAGTGTAATGTCCTAAAACTTATACACGAACATTTAGCAACATAACCTTGACCAAGCAATCACTGTCAGTCGAAAGACCAAGTCAAGTGAGGGGCAGTCTTAAAGAATTATGGACCCAGAATCAATACAAGCTCCAACGGAGGAACCTGTTGTAGAAACAGAGCCGACAATAGAGCCAGTAACTCCTACTGAACCACAGGAGCCAGTACAACCTACTGAGCCAGAGCTCTATGAGCTACCAGATGGCAGAAAGGTAGACGCTGAAACTTTGTCTAAAGAATGGAAAGAGAATTTCTACCCAGAATATACTCGAAAAAGCCAGGAACTAGCACAGGTTAAGCAAACTCCGCAGACAGCTCCTTCAGAACTAAAAGAAGAATGGGTGCCACAAACCTATGAGGAAATCGTAGAAAAGGCAAAACAGGAAGTGTTTAGAACCATTGAGCAAACGGAACAACAGAGAGTAGAGGCGCAGCAAAAGATTGAGACGGAAGTCTCAACTCAGCTAGAATCACTTAAAAAAGTTGATCCTAACCTCAATGAGAACGCACTTTTCCAACACGCAATGAAGTACAAGTTTACCGATTTGCAACTCGCCCACCAAAACATGAAAGACATGAACATGCTTGTCAAGAATGTCCAAGAGACAACGGCTAAGAACATAGCTAAACGACAAGACCCAGTGTCCATCACACCTGGAGCAGGTGTCGGAAGACCTGACCCACGAACATTTGGTTCTGCAACGGACTTTCTCCGAAGCATTACACAGTAATTTAACAATTTATGATTTTTAACGCAGCCGTCACGACAACAACTCGTGAATACATAATTCCAAAGGTGTTCGACCAGGTTACAACCGGGACACCAGGTCTTATGACGTTTCTCCAGAATGCAAAAGCATGGACTACTGGTACGTCCTACAAGTTTGCTATCAAATACCAAGATTCTACCAATGGTGGTAATGCTGGTATCGCAGACAGACTTGATACAGATCGCCAGAATGTTCGTGTACAAGCAGACTTCAACCTAAAGATGACTTACAAGCCAGTAGTAGTAGCTATCGCTGAAACTACAGCTAACATGGGTGATGAGCAGATCGTCAACCTCCTTGATACTGAATTTGATTCACAAGGACAGTCTCTTATGAATAACCTTGCACAGAACCTCTATACAGGTAATGGAACAGGAAACGATTGGGATTCACTTGCTAACTGCGCATCAGACTCAACTCTTTTCGCAACCTACGGATCTCTTTCACGTTCAACTTACTCAGCATTCTCTGGTTACTACCTAGCTTCAACAGGAGCTCTAACACTTGCAAAGTTAGCAACCGCAGAAGATGCTACAACTATCGGTGTGGATGATCCAAACATGGCTTTCACAACGAAGTCAATCTGGTCAACATACGAATCTCTCCTTACTCCTTCAGTACGTGCTAACATCCAGGCTTCTGGCTACCCACGTATGAATGCGTTTGGTGGTGTGCCTTCAACCCCAGGTATGGGAGCTCAGCAAGGCTTCGTATACCTTACTTTCCGTGGTACTGCTATCGCTAAAGACGAACAAGTTCCATCAGGTAAGTTCTTCCTTGTAAACACTAAGGCTTTCGGATTCGTTGGCTTTGACTACAAGAATGAAGATATTATCCCTGCTAACTTCCGTCAGACAACTGACGCAGTTCCAGCCGGTGTTCCAGGTAACGTAAAGGCTACTCGTGGATTCCAGTTCCGTAAGATGAAGTCTCCAGTAGATCAGCTTACACAGGTTGGTTACCTTATCTACGCTGGTAACTTCGTAGGTACTAACCCTCGCCTAACTGGTACTCTTGCAGGTACTAGCTAGTAGTGCGGTTAGCCTACCCTAAAAGGGCGCTTATAAAAGTAATGGGCGATGCCCAGAATAGACTAAGGTTAAGAGCCAAAGTCTGAAAAACAAAACTATGAACCAGATTTCTTTCCAAAATGTGTACCAAGGATCAACAAATCGTGGGACCTTTAAACTAGGTCAGCGAGCGATGACTCCAGATGGACGTGAGTGGGTTTTTGTTAAAGCTAACACAGCTGTAGCAACTTCTCTCGTTGCTGTTCCAGATGCTGTAACATCAGCAGATCTTTGGTCATCTTCAACAGATAACCAGGGTCGTATTGTTTACCTTACTCGTGCTGCTTCTACTATGACTACTGGTGCGTTTGAAGACGCTATCGGTGTTGTGGATGACGGTACAGGTGTTGGTCAAACATTCAAGGTCCGCACAAATAACGCAACAACCATCACTCTCTATCCAGAGACTGCTCTCGGTACTGCGCTTTCTGTAGCTGACTCAGACATTACTCTACGTACTATGTCTGAAGTTGACCCAGCTGCGATCACATCAAAGCTTCAGAGTGCTCAGGGTGCCCCACAAGTATCACTTGCGGCCTCTGACTACGGATGGCTTCTTACTAACGGCGATGGACGTGTTCTAGCTGGTAATGCTCTAGTTGTTGGAGTTGACTTCACAACAGGAGATGACACAGTTGGCCAGGTTGTTGTCGGTGTAACTGGTGACGAACCGTTTGAAATTCAGAATCTTGGGTACGCTCTCGTAGCAAATGCTGCTGCTGATCAGGGTGCTCTAGTTCGTTTTAACATTCGTTAATCCTTAGCGTTCCTCACGAAAGTGGGGGGCGTTATGGGGTTAATCCCCACTAGAGAAGAGAAGCTCTAGTTAATAAAATCAAAAATACCTATGAATCAAGAAACTTCAAATCCTAAAGACTACCAAGTTGTGTCTTTCCACAACGATACGGACTTTAGGTTCACACCAGAAATGGGGTGCATGTACAGCGGAAGAACTATCAACGATACAACAGGGGAGCCAGGTATCGGAGCAGGAGTAACAATGACTGTCCCTTACCATATTGGGCATCAGCTTGCTATTAACTTAGCCAAGGCAGTTATGCTTAAAGGAGCTCCTTCAAAAGACGTTGCTAACAGCCCACAGGGGATATCTCTTTGGAGTGACTCTGGGCTAGAAAACTTAAAGAACTCTTTCTTAAAAGAACTTTACAGCGAAGAAAAGCCGAAGAGTGTCTCCCAAGCGGACATGCTCATTGCAAAAATAGCTGAGCTAAACAAGTTGGAAGAGAGACTTAATGCAAAGCTAGGAGAAACTACAGTAAAAGATGAGACTGTAACAGAAAATCCTAGTGTCTACCTAGATAAAGCTGAAGTTATCGCTGAACTAACAAAACGTGAAATCAAGTTTGACGCTCGAAAGAGTAAGGCAGAGCTTGAGAAGTTACTTGTTGCGTAACTAGCTAAAAAGCTAGTACGCATAGGGCGAGCACAGCTAGGGTTTCGACTACCCTTACTAGCTACAAAACTATGTTAGAACTTGAAAAAGAAAAAATGGACTCTGTAAGAGCTCTTGCAGAGACGAATATGCAAATAAGTGAAGCTAAAAATGTTCTTTCTTTAATAAGAAAAGAAGAATCAGCTTACTTACTAAAACGTGACCAAGAGAGTTTGCAAAGAGTGCAAAAAATCTTTGACGAAAGTTCAGAAGTCTTAAAGCAAGTTAAGGAAAACTATGGTGAAGTGCTATATATAGCAAAAGAGACAAGCAACTTGTCTAAAACGCTTATAGAGCTCCACGAAAGCCTCACAGAGACAGTCAAAGACTTTGAAAAAGCTAACGAAAGTTGGCAAAGTGACGTAAAAGCACAAGAAAAAGTTTTTGAAGCTATCAAAAATGAAATAAAGAAAGATAGAGTCACACTTGAAAACGACAAAAAAAGCATAGAACAACAAAAAACATTACTAGCAAAAGAAAAACGCAAGATTGACAGCGACAGAGAGTCGATCAAACGTACAATAGAAAGACTAAAACAAGGAAGAATATAAACATGGCAGACCGAACAGCAATTATAGCACCAATGAGTGTCGCAAATACACCAACAATTCTCACAAGTGCTGGAACAGCTTTAGCAGCAAATCCAGTTAGAGGAGGTTGGATGATTCAAAATACAGGAACTAACCCTCTTTTTGTTCTTTTTGGAAGTGGTGCTTCTGCAACAGTATTTCACGCAAACTTAAAAGGTGGTTCAGTAGCAGAAGATGGTCTTGGAGCATCAATTAGTCAGACTTCAGGAGTTATCTACACTGGAATAATCACAGTTGCTGGAACATCACCTAGATTTGTTGTAACAGAATTTACTCAATAATATGATAGACCAACCTACTTCAACTCCAGTAAAAAAAGAACTAGAAATTGCTAATGAGCAAGCTCGTAATCGTGTTTCGTTACTAGAAGCAGAAGCAGATAGATTGTCTAGACTAATCACCACACAAAAAAGAGAATTAATTACTCTTGGCGGTACAAAAGAAGAACTTGAAGGGCAAATTAAAATAGCAGAAGGAACACTTGATATTCTTGAAGAACAAAAAAAGTCTTTGGTTAATTCTAATAGTCTTTTGGAAAAAGAAATCAAAAGTAAGGGTATTGAATTAAATAAAAAAGAAGACGAATTTACAGAAAGAGAAAAAGCATTACTTAAAAAAGAATCTCTTTTAACTGAAGAACAACAAAAAATGCTTGAAGATAAGGTATTTTTAACTGAAAAACAAAACCTTTTTCAAGCAGAAAAATCTCAATTTGAAGATAAAGTTAAAACCTTAACGACAGCACTTAAACAAATAGCATGATTAATTCACCTGGCGTAAACGAATTTATAGACCTTAAAGATGCTCCAAATTCTTATGTGGGGCAAGCTACTAAGTCTGTGACAGTAAACGCAGGAGAAACCGCAGTAGAATTTAGTACCGCAGGTGGGGGTGATGTTGATTCAGTAAACGGTCAAACAGGTGTGGTTGTTTTAGATACTGGAGATATTACTTCAGTTACAGATTCTAGATATGTTACCGACGCACAACTTACTGTAATAGGAAACACTAGCGGAACTAACACAGGAGACAACGCAGTCAACTCTCTTTATTCAGGGCTAGCAGCAAGCAAACAAGATACGCTTGTTTCTGGTACAAACATTAAAACAATAAACGGAATCACTATTCTTGGTTCTGGGGATTTATCTGTTGGAGGTGGTGTTTCAGATGGTGACAAGGGGGACATTACTGTCTCTTCTTCAGGAACAGTGTGGACCATAGACAACGGTGCTGTAACTGCTGAAAAAACGTCAATTACCGGCACACCTGACGGTTCAAAATATTTAAGAGATGACTTTTCTTGGCAACCGGTAGCCGGAGGTTCTGGATTAACAAGCCCACAAGTTTTAGCGAGAGCCTCACTTTGCGTATGATTATATTAGATAACACAACAGAAATATTAGAAATGACAACGACGGCAGCGGTCTCTACAGACTACTACGTTTCTTACGCAGATATTACTACTTCAGCTTTTACAGCCGGTGCTTCAGACGGAAACATAAACACTGCCACAACTACGACTATTTTAGCGGCTCCTGGTGCTTCAACACAACGCCAAGTAAAATACGTTGCTATTCGTAATCGAAGCACTACTTCGTCACAAACTGTCACTATTAAGCACGACACTTCTGGAACAGAGCGTTACATAACGGCAGACGTTGTACTTTCAGCTGGAGAGACTCTAACGTATACTCAAGACTTAGGTTGGGTAGTAAAAAACAAAAACGGTATAGATAAAGTAATAGACACAACAACCGTTGGTTTTACAGGAATCCCTTATCAAATTTATAAAATAGGTACTGCATCTGAAGCTATCGGTAACTGGTATAGTTGGCAAAAAGATTCAGGCTTCCCTGGTGCTTATGTACTCGGAGCTCCTGGAGTAAACGGCTGGTGGGTAGACGCATCACAAACTACTAACGCAGCTAACCCGGCTGGAGCAGCACAGGTAGGCGTTCAACACCTGCCTAATCCAGCATCTGGTTCGTACTACATGTTACCACCAGTAATAGCGACGTCAACAGGTCATCTTGTCGAAGTAATAGACTTAGTTTGGTACAATACAGGTGTTGTCGTAACAACCACTACGGCACAAGCTATTGCAATGCCAGGGACATCTAAGCCATCAAGAGACTCTTACGGCTCTACAGACGGAGAAGGGTGGAATGCAGCAATCTTAGTAACAACAGCAACTACAAACGCCGGTGTAGTTGCTAACACCACTTTAAACTATACGAACAGTGACGGCACAGCCTCAAGAACAGGAACGATTACAGCTTTCCCAGCTACAGCTGTTATTGGGACATTGGTACCTTTCCAGCTTGCTGCTGGTGACAGAGGAATACGTAGCATAGAAGGAATAACGCTAGGCACGTCTTACGGAGGGGGTGCAATATCAGTTATTTTGTACAGAAAACTATTTTCTATTCCCAATACTATTGCAAACATGGGAGCTATTGGGCAAGCATATACCACCGATCCAACAGGTATCCGTATATATAACGGCACTGCATCATGGTTTATTTATAGGTCGTCTGCAACAACAGCTACAACAATGGCAGGTTCTTATAGGATAATAGAAAGATAATATGACAAACGCAATTTACGATCAAAATTTTGTAAAAACTAAGTTGGGGGTGTGGTGTGTTGATGGTGTGACCACAATCCCCATAGCAATAGACGGGGCTACTGGTCACGTAAAAACCGATGAAGTTTCAACAATTTCTTACACACCAGTGCCAATAGCACCAAGAGATGAAAACTTCCAGCATGTACTTTTGGCACAAGGAACAGATGGTTTAGCTTATCCAGTAAACGTGAACGCAGATGGGGAAATTTTAATAGACCAATAATTATAAAAACATGTCAGACGCAGTAAGAGATCAAAACTTTATACCAGTAGCTTTAGGAGAGTCGAGCACTACTCCCGGGCTTACTCTTCCTTTCCTTATAGACGAGGTAACAGGAAGATTGCTTGTAGATGCTACAGGCGGAGGGGGGTCTGGGACAGTTACTTCTGTGTCTGTAGTTTCTGCTAACGGTTTTGCAGGAACTGTAGCAACGGCTACTACAACACCAGCAATTACTTTAACCACCACAATTACAGGTATTTTGAAAGGTAATGGAACGGCGATCTCTGCGGTGACGATTGGGTCAGGCCTTTCATATGACGGCACAACCCTTTCTGCTACTGGCGGCAGCAGCGGAATCACTATAGGTACTACTACGATTACAAGTGGTACCAACACCCGTATTTTGTATAACAACTCTGGCGTAGTCGGGGAGTACACCTTAACTGGGTCAGGAACGGTGGTAGTAATGGCAACAGCCCCAACATTCCAAACGTCAATAAACGGTGCTTATTTAACGGCTTCAGAAATTTTGATAACAGATGGGTCTAAGAACATAGTATCTGCTGCGGTGGCAACATACCCATCTCTTACAGAGCTTACTTACTTAAAAGGTGTAACAAGTGCCATCCAAACACAAATAAACGGTAAACAAGGTACGATTACTTTTGGAACGGGTGTACAGACTGCGCTTGGGGTAAATATTGGATCTGCTGGCGCTCCAGTTTTATTTAACGGAGCACTAGGAACTCCATCTTCAGGAACAGTAACTAACCTCACTGGTACTGCATCAATCAACATTAACGGTACCGTTGGTGCTACAACTCCTACGACAGCGACGTTTACAACAGCGACAATCAATACACAAGTAACTCTTGCTGAAAACGCATCAATTGCGCTTGACCCTGCCGGTTCAGCTGATGGTAAGTACACAGGTATTACTCAAACTGGTACAGCTGGTTATACACAATCATTCGGAGACCTCGTGTATCTTGACCCTACAGACTCACGATGGGAAGCAGCTGATGCAAACGCAGCGTCTGGCGCTGATGGTGACGCTCGTGGAAACCTTGGAATCGTCGTTGTAGCAGGAACAGACGGAACAGCATGTACAATTCTACGCTCTGGAATAATTCGTGCTGATGCTAAGTTCCCTACATTCACAATCAACAACCCTATCTACGTTTCTGAAACAGCTGGTTCGATAACACAAACACAACCTACTACAACTGACGTAGTAATCCGTATCGTTGGTGCTGCACTTACAGCAGACGAAATGTGGTTTAACCCAGACAATACTTGGATAACACATACATAAAATGAAAACCTCTTACAAATTCTGGTACATTAAAAAAGACGATGACGTACACATAAGTGAGGTTGCTGTTCGCTTTTATGAGGGCGATAACTTCGACGTAAATGTCGTAAAGGTAGACCCAGAAACACAAGAAAGGACGACAGAGCTAGTCAGCAAGTACATGAGGACAAAAAGACTTTCAGCAAAAGAAGTAGCCCACGAAGAAGGGAGGAAAACAGTTACCGAGTCAAACGGAAACGAGTGTTTCGTGTATACATCAGATGACTTTGGGGTCACTTCTGACATTGATGACGTCGTTGCGTTCCTAAACGGAGTCTTAAAGAAGGACAAAAAGCGAGTACCAGAAGATACGCAAAAAGAAGTCATTAAAAGTAAGCTTAAACTCCAATATATAAAATAGTATGGCAACACTAAGCGTATTTGCAGACACAGGGGATGGATATGTAGGCAACGATGCAGTCGCCGTTTATTCAACTTGTAGAAATGCAGCAACTGGCACAGGGTCGAGTTCTACAGCAACTAACATTGACGAGTCGCTAGTATGTCGAGCTATTCTTTTCGGAGGAAATTACTTTATTAGCCGAGGTTTCTTCCCTTTTGACACTTCAGCTCTTGGAAGTGGGGCAACTGTTACCGCAGCAGAATTTAACTTATACATTGAAGTAACAGCAAAATTCGACACTAACACTGACTCTTTTTGTGTGGTACAGACATCTCAAGCCTCAACGTCATCTCTGACAACAGCAGACTTTGACGCTGTAAACTTCACTGATGGTGGAGCAAGAACTATTGCAGGATTTTCTACCGCTAACCAGTACTGGCCATGGACTCTTAACGGAACGGGGCTAACATGGGTTAACACAACAGGGTACTCAATGCTAGGATTACAGTCTCTTTTGGACATAAACAACACAACGCCGACTGGGCTAAACCAGCTATCAGGACAAACATACTTCTCAGATAACACAGGTACGTCAAAAGACCCTTACCTGACTGTCACCTTTACGACTCCAGTCACCACACCAAATTTCTTTTTTAACTTCAACGAATCTTCTGGAAACGCAACCGATGCAGTGAACGCCCTCACTGGAGTTAACACATCCGCCACCTTTGGAGCTGGTAAATTGAATAACGCCGCCTATTTTGGTGGTTCTGCTTACTTCACTGTAGCTGACAATGCTCTCTTGGAACCGACTAGTGATATTTCTTTTGGTGGCTGGGTATACATTTCTTCAACCTCGGCATTTCAAATGGTTATGGCAAAAGGTGAAAACGCAGGGGACACGAGAAGTTATGAAATGCGCTGTAACAACACAACCACTCAAATGCAGGTACAGATGCGAGTTAACGGCGGTTCGTTTTGTGCTTGCACAACAACGACCGCAATAGGGACTGGAACATGGGCTCACGTCATTTACACCCGCTCTGGGACAACTCAAAAAGTATATATAAACGGAGTGTCAGACACTTTGACTGGCGTTACAAACAACTCTGGCAACATTGATTACTCCACAGACGACTTGTGGATTGGTCAAAGAAACGGGGGCTTAAGGTTTAACGGTCGTTTGGACATGATTGGTCTTTGGAATGTGGCACTAACACAAGCGGAGGTATCTCAACTTTACGAGTCTGGTACAGGTATAGAATATCCATTTTCAGGAGGTAGTATCAAAACAGTTGACGATTTGGCTTACGCCAGTGTTAAAACAGTAAACGGTCTAGCTATAGCATCAGTTAAGACAATAAATGGGCTTGCATAACATTATGGACGTAGAACAAGAACTAAAAAGAATAGAAGAGAGAATAAACGAACATCAGCATCAAGCTATTGATGGCACTACTCCACTGTGGCAGACGTGCTTTGTACAAGAGACATTGCCGGGGACAACTGCCCAGACTTCTGGTAACTACAAAGTATTCTTTACGGCTTCTTTCCCTTGTTTTGTAACAGGTATTACAGAGGTACACGGGACTGCTAACGGTGGAGCTTGCACTTTGCAAGTTGAAAGGCTGACAGGTACGACAGCCGCAGGATCTGGCACCAACCTATTGACGACAGCTTTTGACCTGAACGCTACCGCTGATACTACACAGTTTGGCGGGTTAAGAGGTGGGGCTAAACTTATCGCCCAGACGGGTTTAAACTTGGGAGATAGACTTGCTCTTAAAATAGCTTCTGGGTCTGTTTCTGGGATAGTAAACTTAAATGTAACGGTACAACTTCAATACTAATTATGAAATATACACCACGACAGGGAGGGGGAACGGTAACATACGACAGTGCAGACTGGCGAGCTGGGCTTATGCCCCAAGGACTTTTTAGTTCGACACAAAACTTGAAGTACACAGGTATTAACGGTTTTTCTACTATTACAGCTATAGACCCTTTTACCGTATACGGTATTTTGTCTCCCGGAACGGCTCCTTCAGCAAATGCTACAAATAGCGGGCAACTTTCTGGCGTTGTGACAGCGGTTGAAGTTACTGACAACAGTACAGCTCTTGCGGTAGACGCCGGCGGCAGAGTACAACAAATGACTATTAGTGGTAGTGCTGTCTCCATAACAAGTGCTGGCATTTACCCTCACACCATAGCCTACGCAGCTGGAAGCACTTATGTCGGGCAAGATGGCATACTGTACCGCCATAATTCTGGCGGCACAACGGCGGCAGACTCTAAGGTGTCATTCTTCTACTCAGCATATAACTCTAACAACTGGGACGTAGGAGCTCTTGTCAACCTAGCTACTTTTGACGATGACTTCATGTCATCAGTTCCAGCGTCTCCACTTGACATATCATTAGGTGACGGAGATGACCCAACTCAAAGGACAGCCCAGCACCCACTAGAGATAGGAGCAGATGGCATACTTTACATCGGGTCTGGCCGTTACGTGCACGGGTATGACGGCAATACTGGGGCTAACGGCACTTTCTACTCTAAGGTTCTAACCCTCCCCCAGGGTACAGAAATTATAGCGATGCTAAAGTTTAAGGACATCTTCTTAATTGCTTGTAACTATTACTCTAACGGAGCAACAACATCGTCAGGACGATCTGGTACAGGAAAAGCTTTCTTATATACGTGGGATTATACATCTTTAGATATTATAGACGTAGTTGACTTAGAAGACTTTACAGTTTCTGCTCTTTTTGCTTGGAAGGGGACCCCGACTGTTATAACAAACGGCCCAAGTAGCAGTAACGGTGGAAACAAAGTAAAAGTAATAACAGGTAATACGGTGACAGAAGTGTCGAGTTTTGATGGAACCGCTCCAATAAACAGAGGTATTGTAGTCTCTAGTGGCATCATATACATAAATTCTGGAGGCAAGATTATCTCCGTTGGTGACAAGTTTAACAAGAGTAATCCAAGTGTTGTAAACAATTTAGCTTTACTTGGGACTACGGGGCTTTCAGGAGTTTTGTTTTATAACGAAATCATAACAAAAATAAACTTAACGGGCTCTTCTTCAAGCGGTGGTTCAAATCACGTTATTAACAACATAAACAACGGAAAAGGTACTGCAGGTTGTAAACTACCTCTCTTCTCACCTAACTTTCCAGCTGGCAAAATTGGGAGGTTAAAATTTGTCGAAATTGAGTATTATCAACCTTTATCAGAAAATGTTACAAACGGCAATTTTACACTTACAATAGAAACAGACTCAGGAACTACTAATAACCCTATTATTACTAACATATCAACCGTTTCTTTTCCTTTAATTAGAAGATACACAAGAAACATATATAACGAAACTCTTCCAAGGTTCTCTATGTTTGAAGTGAACATGAGCTGGGTCACAAGTGGTGGTGGGAACAGCCCAACCATTGTTAAAGTGACGGTTGACTTTGACGATGAATTAGAAATAACAAATTAAAAAACATGAGAACATACACAACATATCGCAATAACGCAGGGTCACTAACCAACAACACAGAGCCGGGTAACTTAACATTGATGGACACATTTATTAACGATTCTATTAGGACTATCTGTAACTTAAACGGAGGTAAGTTACGCTTCCTTGAATCTGTTAAAAACATATACACTGTCGCAGATCAAGCTGCATACCAGGTGCCTAACGGGTTCCGTAAGCTCATGTCAGTGGTAGTGTGGAGTGAGGCCACGACTGCTGGTATCCCGTACACTCCAGAGATGGTGTTTGACCCTGTTATCTGGAACCGCATCAAGCAAGCAAAACTAGGAACTGGGACACTACCGTACTTTACTTATGTGGAAGGACAGAAGTTTTACATTAACCCAGTGCCTTCTGTTACGGGGAACCTTATCGAACTAAGAGGAAGACTTAGGACTAGAGACCTGACCATTGCTGATGTTACTAATGTCACAGTAACAAGTATTGCTAACGGGGCTACAACGCTTACGGTTAGCGGTAGTATGACCGCTGACATGGTCGGCAGGTATATCCGTATCACTGAAACTACAGCAGCTAATGGGGGTGATGGGTACTGGTACGAGATAGGATCGTTCACAAGTGCAACCGTTGTCGAACTGCTAAAGCCTTACGAGGGCACTTCGATAGTCGCAGGAACAGCAGCCTGTGTCATCGGTCAGGTTGCGCCAATACCAGAAGCATACGATGTCGCTGTTGTGTACAGAGCAGTTGCCCTTTACTACCAGCAGCAGAAAGACCTAAACGCAGCTAAGACGTATTGGACACTGTATGATGGAGGCTTTGAGGCCGGGTACACCAAGGAGTACGGAGGGATTATCGGTCAGATGCTAGAGAACGAGGGAGAAACAGAAGAAGGAGCGTATGTGCCTCCGGCTGGCAGTACAGACCCGACAAACGTCGGGACGCCGTACTACTTCCCTATGCAAGATGCTAGCGGATTCAGCTAGTAGTGGGGATTACTATTATTAAAACGAGACATTATTAAGATACACTATACACATGAACGACTTTATTAAAAACCTAATGGGTGGAGTAAATAAGAAGCAGTCTTTTACTAATACCTTGACAGGTGTTTCTCCACAAATGTCTAGGCAGTCACTTCCAGTCACTTCAACTATCCCTAAATCTAGCGCAGTTACTGGCAACCCTTCAGCCGTTTCTCCTTCTTTAAAGACACCAGCTGCTAAGGCGTACGTATCTAGTAAGTTACAAACGCCTCCCACTGCGGCAGCTCCTCAGATGGCTCCGGTCGCACCAGTATCGCCAGTTACAGCTCCTACAGCAACCGCTGCCGCACCTGCGCCACAAGCTCCGTCAACAAGAGACGCATACATGAATGCGTATAAGTCGTATCGTGACTCTCAGAAGATGAGTGAAGAAGAAAGGTCTGCTCGTGAGGCGTACAATAACTTCCTTGCTGAACAGTCAAAGGCAATAGCGGGGAGAGAAGGTAGAGGGCTTGGTGTTCCACAGACGATCGTAAGAGGAGAGCAAGAGAAACTTTTGAAACAAACACAACCAGAGCTAGCTCGTCTTCAAGGTGACATAGGTATCGCACAATCTGCTCGTGAAGCTGAGGTAAACGCCTACAAGACGGACGTAGACATGCAAAAGGAACTACTTGGATTTGATGCAGAAGCTAAAAAACCTATCGTAGTAGATGGTGTGGCGTACTCTCAGCAAGCTGACGGTTCGCTAAAGCCACTTACGATAAAGGAACAAGAAGCCTTTAACCTATCAGAAGGACAGTCACGTTACGCCATTAACCCAACAACAGGGCAGTATGAACTAGTGGCAAGTAAAGGCAAGACTTACGCACCGGGTACAGGAAGTGGCGCAGGAGCAGCGGGCACCGTATCACCATATCGTGCTGAGAAGGCAATAAACGTAATATCACAAGTTGACGAAGCGATGTCAATGGTGTCTCCTTACACTTCCGGTCTTATAGGATCAGTATCTGGTCTAATACCTGGCACTAACGCCAAGGACTTACAGAAGGCTATTGACTCTATCAAGGCAAACATTGGGTTCGATGAGCTCCAAGCGATGCGTGACGCTTCTAAGACAGGTGGGGCGCTCGGTCAAGTTGCTGTGCAGGAACTCAACTCCCTTCAGGCGACTCTTGGCTCGCTAGATAGAACACAGTCTCCACAAGCACTTTATAAGAACTTACAAGACATTCGCGACAGGTACTCTAAAGTCGCCGGTATTGTAGGACAGATACAGGGTCAAGGGGGTGGGTCGCAAGCAGTTTCACAGGTAAACTACGGTGGAGTAATTTATAATGTAGACGCTAACGGGGAGATGAGCCCAGCTCAATAGTATGAACATAAAAGACTTACCACAGGGATCTTACACGCCAGTTACACCAACAAGCACGCCAAGGCTTAACATTAAAGACCTTCCTCAAGGGTCTTATACACCTGTGTCTGCATCTCAAACACCATCTAGCTACAAACAAGGTAGTGTAGTACAGGACTTCGCAAAGGCTGTCGTTGACCCTCTCACAAAAGCAGGTACATCTATCTCTAAAGCAATGTTACCTAAGGCTTTGGAGCCTAAATATACTCAAGGTGGCAGCGTTCCAAGTGTCTTTGGGGGTAAGGATGTAGACCTAGTAGGCTATAGAGATGGGCAAAAGCTACAAGGTAAAGAGCTTGCAAAGGACATCGGAGGTACGGCGCTTGAGGTTGCTTCTTACCTTCCTATTACGAGTGGAGCATCAGCGGTGGTGAAGGGTGTCGGCGGTGTAGGGCCTAAGATTTGGAAGCTTGCTAAAGAGTTTGGAACAGCTGGAGCTTTACAAGGAGCTGGATCTGCGTATCAAGAAGGAAAAACAACCGGAGAAGCGTTATCACAAGGACTGATAACGGGAGCAATATCAACTGTAGCTGGGCCTATATTTGGTAAGGGAACGGAGCTTGTAGGAAGAGCTGGTTCAAACATCGCAGGAAAGATAACTAATCCTATAAAGTACTACACAGACAGCGCAAAGGCTAATGCTTTAAAGGCTGTAAACGTCATAGGCGGCGTAAAACCAGCCGATATGTCTAAGATTAAGGACAAGGCATACAGAGCATTAAGTGTTATTAAGAAAGTAAACCCAGAGATAAAACGGGGAGAGATTGATGTACCACTAGATATAAAAAACAGCGACACTCCATATCTTGATGTTAATGACGCCCTTGTACAAACTCGTAAGCGAGTATACGAGGGTATTCGTGACGCCTATAAAGAGGCAACAGGGCAGAGTCTTAGAATAAACCCGTCTCCTATTCTTGATGAACTAAGATCTATTTACAATAACACAGCGAATGCTGTTGAGAAGAGATCTGCTGCCCAAGGATTACGTAATGAACTGCTTGGGATGACAGATAAAGACGGCAACATTCCCATTGAAAACATAGAAACATTTACTCCTCAGTTAAATACCCGTGCCCGCCCTGGCTTTGGTAACAGTTCTGCCCTTAGTGCTCAACTTAATAAAGACTTTTCAATTAAGTTGTCAGATTTTGTAGACGACGCCGTTGAAAAGATAGGAATACCACAACTACGTGACCTAAAGGACGACTACTCATCCCTTAAAGCTATTGAGAAGTACATATTAAACGAAGCTAAAAAGGAAGCACGAAGACTAGACACTAGCATTGCAGCAAACATTGGAGACGTTGGGTCAGCCGAGATACTCTCTGGCATAGTAAACGCATTTAGAGCAGCAGGGGGAGATGCTCAAGCAGCCGGTAGCCTTGCTCGTGGTGTAGCCCTTAAAGCGTTCTCAAAGATGAGACAAGCGGCAGGGGATAGAGCTAATTACTTGCGCAAGGCATTTGATGATATTGACGAGATAAACAGGCAGGGGGTAAGAGAAGTACCCGTTGCTGCACCGAAACCTGTAGAGACTAAAAAAAAAGTAGATAGCTTACCACCTGTTCCTAGCTTGCCCAGAAAGACAACGTCTTCGCTTAACGACGTACCTACAATAGAAGACATAAGGCTTGCTGAAGACTTCCTCAACTCACAGCCTAACGCAACTATCGAAGCAGACCAAATTAAGGCTAAGGAGCTACTTAGTGGCCTTAACGCACAGCTAGAAGCACTCGACTCAATGGACAGCATGAAGGCTCTCGGTAAGTTTGTTGGAAAGCGTGGTGAGTTTAAGGGAGAACTTAACTTAAACAACGGATCTGGTAAGTTTGGCAGAGAAGGAGACACAATCCTAAGGGAAGCTGTACCTGGGTCTCAAGGAAAGTCGGCAGAAGAGCTCGCTGGTAAGTATTCGTCGTGGGCTAGCTCTAAGCAAGCTATTAAAGAAAACATGGATAGCTTAAAGAAGTTTCTTCGTCAATCCCCACGAGGTTTCGTTGACCTTAACGCCGAGATATTTCCTAAGAAACCAGCAGCTCTCAAAAACCCTCTCCTCGAAGAAGCTAAGAAGTACAAGAGTGCGGAGGAGTTTATCGGCCATGTAAATGGAAGCAAGACACAATACAATGATTACACACCAGAACTACGGGCCAAGATATTACCTTATGGACACAAAAGTATAGTGGAGCTTGGCATAGACCCAGAAGAAATGGTTACTATCTACCGTGGCATCGACGACGTTACAGGTAAAGTAAAAAAAGAAATAAATGATGGCGACTTTGTGACGACTGACTACGATTCAGCGTGGTCTTATGCAGGTGACAATGTTGTAGAAATGCAAGTGAAAGCAAAGCATCTATACAACTCAGAGCCTAATGACTTCATTGAAGAACCCTTCTATACGGGGGCTGAGTATGTCTACTCTACAAAGAACCCTAAACCTGTACCTTCAGATAAAGAACTAACTGAAATCTACAATAAGTCAAAAGGAAGTCAAGACCATATCGGTGGTGTCAACGAAATGGTTATCAAAAAACCAGCTCTCCCCGTCTACAAAGGAGAAACAGACCTCACCACTAAAATCCTCAAATCCCTTGAAGGCAAATCAACCGTATCTAAGCAGTTCATCCTAGACGCTACTAACCGAGGAGAACTAAAACAAGTAGAGCGAGATATAACACGACAAGTGCTAGAAACAATGCCAGATGGACAAATAAACGTCAAGGAATTTGCTGATAAAGTAAAGAGTGAATTGTTGCCTTTGAAAAGAAACGACGACTTAAGTGCTAGTGCTATGGGTGGGTACAAGTACGAAAATATCACCTTGCCAGATGAACTTCGTGGGAATGTTGAAAATTATAGTGAAAACATATACGAAAGCCCTATTAAAACATTGGCTGGAAATGTGCATTATTCAGGTGATACCAAAAACTACTTCGGTCATACCCGTATAGAAGACATGGCAGACAATAAAACTCGTAGAGTAATAGAAGTACAGAGTGATTTGTATCAGAAGGGGAATTTGGAGAGGGAGCTAAATGTAAGCAATAAATACAATTATACAGATAGTTTTGA